TCAATATCAGTGGTCAGCCAGACAAGTCTCACGCCCTGATGGCGCTTGGTTTATCTCTGATGCAGAACAAGGCTGGCAAAGGTTTCAACGTCAGCAAGATGCTTGGCGCGTTGGGCGAGGCTGGTGAGGCCGCGATGCCTGCGTTCCAGAAGGCTGCAGAAACAGCGCGTGCAGAACGTGTTGCTGCTGGTAAGTACGCTCTTGGTGAAGTTAAAGCAGACGCGGCAAACAGAGCTGCTCAACTGAAAGCAGCTAATGAACGTGTAACTGACCTGATGACCAAAACTGTTGACGCTCAAGTTAAGCTGGACCTTGAAGCAATTCAGCACGCGAATGATGTGGAACTTAAAATAGCTGAGTTAGAGAAGGCTGCAGCCGATAAAGCGTTGGAAGGCCAATATGATTTCAAAAATGTCGGGACACTTGAAGACAAAGGGTTGCCAGGCTTTAAGACAAGAGTGGGCATAAGAAAGACAGATGGTCAGTCTGTTTACTTAAATCCAGAAGATGAAATTGGTATCTTCGCAAGCGCACTCGCTGACGTAAATGAAGGCGTAAATTCTCTTGACCACATGAAAGACCTTATCATAGGTGAGGCTAAAAAGCCGGGCGGTACAAATGTGTCAAGAGCAAAAGGCTTCCTCGAGGGTGTGGCTAGAAGCTTTAAATTTGACATGGACCAAGTTCCAATTTTTGAAGAAGTTACCAGAAAAAATCCAGAAACGGGTGAGGAAGAAACCGTTGAGGTCTTTACAGGTCGATACGAAACAGAAGCTCCTCCAGCCGGAGCTTTGCAGACAGTAGACGCAATTCGTGACCGCGTAATTGCTCAGTTCAAAAGGTTTCTTACTCAAGAAACAGGTAACGGCATTTCTAATGTTGATATTCAAAATATTCAAAATCTGTTGGGGAAAATTGATTTTGGTTCTGACCCAGCTTTAGCGATTGCAAGAATAGAAGAAGCTAAGAAAATTTTCCTGTCGAAAAAAGGCAAGCTTGAAGCTAGAGTTGCTATGTACGAAAACAAAAATCGCCATAGAAACGATGCTGCATATCAAGAGACTATGCGTATAGGGAGAGAGGCTCTTTCTAAAGCATACAATCTTGACCCTGCTATTTTTGGCGGCCTTGAAACAACAAAAGATGCAGATGGCGTTGAAGTTATCAAACTGTATCAATAAGGGAAAAAAATGGCAAAAAGAGTTAAAATTGAGCTCCCTAATGATAGCTTCTTCGTTGAGTTTCAGGGAGACACACCCACTCTTGCGGAGCAAATTAAGCTCGCTAACGTCATAAAGTCTAGGCAGGCTGGTCAAGGCGCAGGGCAGCTCATGTCTAAAGCGCAAATTGCAGCAGCATCTGCAGACGCAAAAGACGAACAATTGTTCGACACAACCTCCGGGATTCAGGACGCGGGATTTCGCGCCAAGCTTTCTGCCGCTGAAACAAAGGGCGATGAAGAAAAGCAGTTGCGCGTTCTGTATGGCATGACAGACAACGACTATCTGCGGGATAGTCGCGGTCGTCTGGCCCTTACCCCATCAGGCGGTGAAAAGATTGGCGTCAAGCTAACACAGTCAACACTTATTGATGAGGAAGACTTCAGCCGTTACGACATCGCTGACTTAGCTGGCCTTGCGCCTGAGATTACTGGTGCGGTTGCTGGTGGCATCAAAGGCGCATCAATAGGTTCTGCTTTAGGACCATTGGGTACTGTGGCTGGTGGTGCATTGGGCGCAGGCTTGGCCGCTGCAGGCGGGCAGGCAATAGAAGAAGCAATCGAGTCTAAGTTTGGTGTGCAGGCACAGACCCCTGAAGAAGTTCGGGCAGACTTAGAGCGTGAGTTTTTGATTGGTGGTGCAACAGACCTTACGCTTGGACTGTTTGGCCTTGTCGCACGCGGTATTGGCGGCACCATGCGTGCTGGTAAAGGGCTTACACCAGACGAGCTTAAAACCGCAGCAGAATCCATCGAAATGGGCATCAACCCTACACTGAGCGCAATTCGCGCCCCGTCTGTTGTTGCGCGTCAGCAAGGTATTGTCGAAAAGATTTTTGGCTCTTCTCCGCGTCTAAAGCAAAACAATGACGTTATGCAGAAAAAGCTTGCCGACTATCGTTCACAGGTAGAGAACTCAACAGACCAAGAGGCTGGTGTTCTTCTTCTGGAAAAGTCAAAGGAAGCAGCGGAGAAAGCTTTGGCGGCCCAAACTGACGCACAGAAAGCAGTTTTAAATACATTGCGTTCTCTTGGCGAAAGCATGGGCGCGGCGGCTCAGAAGAACGGTCAGCTTGACCAAGAGGTTTTCGATATACTTGTAGGGTCGAGAAAAGCGTTTGACGCACAGGTTCGCGCAGCTTTTAAGCCTATTGATGAGGCTTTGGAAAGCAACGCGGGCAGCAATAAAATATTTAACATAAATAACATCCGAGAATCAGTAGATGAGATAAAGGAGCAAAACGCCTCTGCACTCGCTGCTGGCACGATGAAAGAGTTGGGCGATGCCATAAAAGCAATTAATGCTATGGGCAAAGATGGCACCGTATCTTTCATGCAGCTTTATGACGCAAGAAAATCCTTAAACGACCTCTTGGTAAGAGTGCCATTTTCTAACAAAACGCAGCGTAGAGCAATCAACGACTTGATGCGTAAGATTGATGTGAAGCTCAAGCCTGAAAATTTGCGGGCTACAATAGACAATTTGGGCGTGCTTCCTAAAGATGAAGTGGACATTCTGATGCGTGCTGCAGGCGCGTTGGACCCAGCGCGTAATATGTACTCAGAAGGCGCAAAAATATTTGAAGACATTGAAGCAGCGGGCGTTATTAAAAACCTTGCAGCAAAGGCCGCAAACAATATGTCTATGGGCGTTAAAGACGTAGATATCAGTAAAATTATTGTAAACGACAACCCGCGTTTTCTTGAGCGCACATTGAAGGCTGTTGGTTACGGCAAGTCTGACGAAGTTAAGAGCGCGGCTGCCGAGGGGTTCAGAGAGCAGCTTGCTTCTGAATGGCTGAACGATGCCCTGTCCTCTTCTGGCTTGCGTGCAATAGATGATATTGACCCATCTAAATTTAAGCCAGGCGGGTTCAAAAAAGCTGTTGATGATTTGGGTCGTACAGCAGATGTTTTGTTTGGTGACAAAGCAGACGAAATCCGCTCCCTAGCCAACCAAATCGACAAGATTGGCCTGTCAAGCCTTAAAGACTCAGACATATCTGCAATACGTCAGATGGCGGGCGAGGGTGCGCCTATTATTAACCAGCTAAGAGAGTTGGCAAGAGCGCAGAGAGAAATATATCAGAACCAGAAGAACAGAGCCTTTTCTAAGCTTGCCGCTGGTGAAAACATTAATCCGCTTGAGGCCGCAGAATTAATTGGAAACAACACCACATCAGCGTCAGACATCAAAAAAATACTGGACGCATTTGAGGGCGACCCAATCTCACTGCAAAAAATACGCGGTAATTACATGGAGCGCCTCATCTCTGATTTTGGCGATACCATTACAACAGATGGCAAGACACTTGGCGCGTTTGCCAAGCGCTTGTTGGAGGCCGACAGAGGCGGCAAGCTGTCTGTAATCTTTGGCGATGAAATGGGCAAGGATATGGCAAAGTTTGCCAGAATCCTGGACTTTAACTCTCGAACTGCAGCGGGCGGTGACTTGGTTGCAGCGAACATTGCCGCGAGCCCAATTCAAAACTTAGGCAAGCTGGCTAGGTTTACAATCATTGGGAAAGTTTTGCAGAACGGACCATATTACAGACAGATTGTTGCTGACTATGAGCGGTTGGCAAAAGGATTGCAGCCGAAAGAAAAGTCTCGTCTGCTTGGTCGTCTGATGGCACAAGGTCTGTCTCAGCAAAGTCAAGAAGGGTTTCAAGAAGCAGAGGAGCAGATTCAGTCTGTTATGGACTCATCTGGTATCAGTGAGCAGATATCTCAGCTCCAGCAGCAACTTCCAAACCCGAACAATTATTCGTCTTTGGGGCAGGCAGCGGTTGTTCCTCCCATCGCGCCTGCTTCTCCCCCACAACAGCCACAGGGTACTTTAAGACAGCGAGCTGCACAAAGCCCAGGCATCGCAGCGGCTCTTGGTATTCAGGGCGCAACAGCCGGATTAATATAATTATGAAAAGCACAACAATTGACCAGCTACGTCAGGAGCTCGCTTCTGATGAAGGCTGTAAGTACGAGATTTATTTGGACCACCTAAACTTGCCAACCTTCGGCATAGGTCACTTAATTCGCAAAGACGACCCTGAATATGGCAAGCCTGTCGGCACAGTTATTGAACAGGAGCGCGTGGATAATGTATTCAAGCTAGACATTGCGGTTACACTCGAGGACTGCCACCGACTGTATCCAGATTGGAACGAGTTGCCAGAAGAATGCCAGCTTATCATTGCCAACATGATGTTTAATCTTGGCTACCCGCGTCTGTCAAAGTTCAAAGGCATGAAAGCTGGTGTAGACGCACGCGACTTTAATTCCGCAGCAGATGAGATGGTCGATTCCAAGTGGTATACGCAAGTCCCTAACCGCGCACGGCGTTTAGTGGCGCGTATGCGGGCTCTGGCTCAGACTGAAGAGCCTTCGTGACGGCATTCAAAAGATTTTGGCAAAAAGGGTGAGCCTTGTTCCATGTGGATGCGGACAGCCGCAGCCAACATTTCCTCAATGCGCTCCTCACATTCTGCCTCTGTTTTATAGGGGCCACGGTCATCTGTGAGCTGAATGCAAGCAGCGGCATTCGCCATATGACAGGCCACCACAATAGCCATAAACATTACATTTCCAATTCTACAACGATATCCAGTTCCATCGCCCGTGGTGTCATCATGACGAGGTTGCACACAGGACAGGACATATAATCGTCCTCAAGTCCATCTGTATTAAACTTCATCTCGACTTCACACTTTGGGCACAGACCATCAACTATTCTACGCTGTAAAGTCCCATCGCCTTGTTCTATCATGGGATAATCTCCCCATAAAGTTGCGCCCTTATCATCATTACGTCATAATACTAGGGTACTGTCAAGAAATAAATTTCATACTCCATCGGGGGGAGCGTGAGAAGTAACCTAGAGACAGGTAAGATAGGTGAACATATTTGTATGGTCACGCTCATGAAGATGGGGGTGGCTTGCGAAATCGTAAACCTTGAAACAATGGACATCGTGGCTCATATTGATGGGCAAATGCTGCGTATACAGGTAAAGACCAGCGTATTGAAGCGAAACAGAAAGACGCGGTTTGAGGGCGGTGCCCCTGGGTATCAGTTTTCCACAGCCCATAGCGGGGCCAAAAAGCCCCTAGATGAGTCTCATTGTGATATCATAGCGTTTGTGGCTTTTGAGCCGGAGCGCGTCTTGTTCATGCCCATAACGTGTTTCAAAGGGCAAGTCACGAAGAGGTTCCCACCATCTAAGTTTGAAAAAGACAATGTCTCTGAGCGTTCTTGGCAACACTGCCTAGACGCTATTTTTTTGTACAACTGAGCCTATGCCCATAGATGTATGGCTCTCTTGATAGTTACCTTCACTCCACTCTTTGTTAACCCACCT